GAACATATCAACAGCATCGTCGATACTCTTATAAATTTTGCTAAACTTTAACCTCTTAGAGTGTACTTGATAAGTACGAGACATCCCATTTCTTGATGGAATATAGTTTCCTAAATTGCATAAACTAATATCCTTGTACTCAATCGCACATCCAGAAAAGATGACTGATTTGTAATCCTTTTTGATATCCATTATTCTTTTATCTCCATTATCTTACTTAGTAGGTCAATACCTAGTATATCGAATTTAACGTGCCCCTGCTCTTCAAGGTCTCCCATTTCAAAACCAGCGACGAGGTTGTTGTTTTTGTCCTGTACCATTGGGCACACTTCATTTAATTTATTTGATGATATAATCACTCCGGCGGCGTGCTTGCCTTGAGACTTTATAGTACCCTCAATATCCATAGCCTGTTGAAACACAGAAGATAGTGGCCCGATTAAATCATCTTCACTATTGACTTTACACCATCTATCTAGAATTTCTGGTTGATACAATAGAGTCCATCTGATTAAAGACTTCTCGCCGCTTTGCTCTAAAAGGTCTGATACATCTGCCTCATTGGGAATGTTCTTAGTAAGTTCATTCATCTCAGAGAAAGAAACATTGCTATTTATTCTCATGACTTCCTTAAGAGCAGCACGACCCTGTAGTTTGTTGAAGGTAATCATCTGTGATACATTGTCTTCGCCGTATTTTGTCTTGATATAGGCAATAACTTCATCGCGTTTTTCTGCTGGCACATCTAGGTCGATATCAGGTAGGGATACATGATCTTCAGTGTTACGTCCAGCGTTGTAAAATCTCTCAAAAATTAGGTCATATTCAATCGGATCAATCTCCGTGATACCAATCAGGTAGGAGATAAGACATCCGGCAGCAGAGCCTCTTCCCGGCCCCGGCAACCAGCCTTGTTCCCTAACAAAGTTTACAATATCCTGAACGATTAGGAAATAACCAGACAGTCTGGCGTCAAAAATAACGTCCATCTCATTCTTGATTCTATCGAGATACTCTTGCTTTTTTTGGTCGTCATCTACTTTGCCAGTTTCAGCGAGTAAAGTTCGCCAACCATCTCTACATAGCTGCTTAAGATATTCGTCTTCGGTGTATCCTTCTGGACAGTCGAACTCAGGCAGCATTGGCTGACCCAAAATGTCGTATTCCTCGCACTGATCTGCTATTTCATTGCTCATAGCAATCTGTTCGTCAGTGTACTTAGACTTGACCTCTTCTATAGTCGGCAAGTAAAACTTGTCTGACGAGAAAAAGGGCTTCAAGTGCTTGAAGGAGTCGAGCTTACCTTTGACTTTAGACATTGTAGTCTTCATGCCTGAACACAGAAGTATCCTATGAACCTCTGCTTCATTCTCTTCTACGTAGTATGCAGAATATTGCTTCAATCCGTCTATGCAGATAAGATTTTTATCAAGCGAAGCTTCCGTTAGTTTATATACTACATCATCTTCATACATGTTCTTCTTAGAAACAAGGTCAATCAGCGCATACCAGCCAGCTTTATTCTTAGCGATAACAGTTTTCTTTTTGCCGTTATCAAACTCTAGAGTACATCCCATAATGGGCTTAATGTCGTTCTTCTTGCACTCTTTGTAGAATGTAACTGCCCCTGATATAGTGTTAATATCAGTGATTGCGCACGCTTTGTATCCAAACTCTTTACACTTCTTAGCTAACTTGTCTGGCTTTGAGAAGCCTCGCTGTAGACTGAAGTGAGTTTTTACATTTAGTGGAGTCCAACTCATCTAAATAATCCTATGTAGTCTTTCTGTGTCTAAATCTTTTTAAGTCTGAGATTGCAACATTGTAACAGTCAGCCCTAACTATGAACCCATTAGACGGGTCTATCTGGCCTTTAGTCAGCTTCTTGGCTTTTTCAAAATATTCATCATGCTCTAGCCATCCTAAGACCCAAGCTCTACCCCATCGCTTGTTCTTGTTTTCAATCCTAACAAATGCGTACCTGTCGCATTTTTGCTTTGTGTTAAAATTAGCAACTGAACACTCGTAGAACGGTTTAGGTTCTGAGGTGCATCTCTTTGTCTTAACATCGTACTTGATGCCCGACTTAGAAACTATGTCGTAATCGTATGTGTTATTAATTGTACCATCAATAACTACGTTTGCAACCTCTTCTCCTAAAAAACCTGCGATATTTCCGCCGCCCTTCATGATGGAGTTGCGTATTACACCCATCTCTCTAGACTTAGCCCAAGCGCGCTTTTTCATTTCTTCTGTAATTTTTATCTCAATCATTATCCGGGTGCCTCATAATATCCAACATCAAAACCTTCTCTTGTACATTCTTGTATTGTGTCTAACATTCCAAACTGTTCTAAGTGATTGCTAACATGCCTACACATGCTCTCATTGGTTCCGGGCCAATCCTTTTTGCAAAAGTCACAAAGCTTTTGACATTTCCAGTGAGATTGATTCCTAGAAAGCAGTCTTGGTTTGGTTGTCTTCTTAATCTCTTCAAACCTGTCCTTCAGCATCCCCAAGAACTTCTGCCTGTCGCTTTCCTCAAAACAAATACTAAACGGCCCACCGTCCCTAATGAAGTATATCGACATAATCGCGTCTTCATATTCAGGGAAAAGTTTAGAAATTGCATAATGATACAGCATTAATTGTGGGTCTTTACACAGCTTCTCATAAGTCTTCTCTTCTCCTGTAGCCCAGTTAAGTCTGCGTCCTGTCTTCCAGTCGATAACTTCGATAACTCCGTCATCAACTTCGGTCACTAAGTCAATAGTACCTTTAATAGCTAGCCGACCCTCAACGGTAGTTCCGTCTGGCATATCGTACTCATATTTGGCCCAGTCCTCTTCTATAGCGATATCAAATTGTGGTTCAGCCGCTACGATGTTTCTGTTGCGAGGATCAAAGATTCCATCTTCATAAGTCAACGCTTCCCAAGTCGTTTTATCACAAAACTTATAGTCGGCATTAGTGTAATGATGAGTGCAATTAGATGTGTAATGGTCGTAGCTACGCTTAAGGATTTCGTTTACAAATTTCTTTGTTCCGAGTCTACGTTTAGTAAACTCGACCTCTCCGATAGCGTCATCCTCAAGCAATAGCTCGGCCTTATCTTGGTGTAGCTTTTTACAACCCGCTAGAACTTCCATAACTTTATGGACGACAGTTCCCAGCTGAGCTTTCTTACCAGATACGGTCTGATGACCTAAAACATAGGTCATAAAGTACTGCATTTGACAATACTCAAAATTGTTGTAACTAGAGCTACGTATGTATGTAACTAACATATTTATTCCTTGATTTTCTTGATACCGCCAACAAGTTCAGGTTTGTCCTCAACTGGCTCCGGTACTACGGGTTGTATCACATCTCCCAACCAACCCCATTGTTCTAAGAGAGAAATAACTTCTTTGTTCGTTTCTAAAAGGCTAAGATCTTTATTGTCAATCACAGCGTCGTATTCTATATTGTTGACTTCTGTTTCGCTAGAGTGCGCGTCATCTGAATCATCTCCCCTAGTTAATCGTATAACTTTGCCACCAGCTCTTTGAACTGCTTCGGCCTCATTGGGAAACCTGCAATCTGAGATAACAGCAAATAAAGACTCTTCTTCCCTAATGTTTCTCAGTGTTCTATCAGTCCAAATGTCTGGATGAATCTTGCGACAAATGTCCGTCCCAAAGTGCTGTAGAAATTCTCTAGCTGTCATCCTGCCTTCGTTCTCGCCTTCATAGCCGGGCATGTCTTCCCACCTAATCCAAGTTAGACTGTTCTTGTCTAGATCTGTACCATAGCACTGTGGCTTTGTTAATCCAAAAAGACCAGTAGCTATCTCTTTGAGAGATGATGCGAAAGAGTAGTGCTTAATAAAAGGCCACATACTCTCTGCCGCCCACATGCCAAACTCAAGGTCGGTGCGCGTTACATCAAGAGCGCCTTTTGTGGTTTTTTTCTCACCGTTTTCATCTACAGAGACCGTATCTATAACAAGGTGTCCATCTGCGGAAAGATCAAAACCATCTATTACATTATAAGACCTCATTTGGTATCCATGCAAGAATGAACAACATGAATTTTTGCCGGATTGTTTTTTGCCAGCAAACGCCAAGATTCTAGTCATACTAATACTCCTTCTAACTGTTCAAGTATTTCATTATTTATTTGTTCTACTGTCATATCGCCAATATCTTTCTGCGATATATTTGGCCTGTGATAATTAAATCGCCTGCCGCATTTCTTCATTATCTGCTCAGCGGCTCTATGTCCAGCTTCATCGTAATCTGTCAGGACTACCAAGTTTAATGCGCCACTTTTTTCTAGCAATACTAACTGGTCATCGCTCATGTTTGCGCCAAATATTCCGACACAATTTTCTATACCTGCCTCATGCAACCGCCAAACATCTCCTTGCCCTTCAACCACAAATGCGGTGCCTGTTTCTAGTATTTTGTCCTTAGATAAATTTAGGCCGTACAGGTAAGAGCTTTTTCTAAACCCTCTGCTGTGCAGCCACTTAGGTTTCATATTTTCGTAGACCGACCGGCCTATACATCCAATATAATTATAGCCCTCATCATAGATTGGGACAACAACTCTGTTAGACATTGGCTTATTTTTTTTGCTACAAAGTCCTACATCAAATTTTGCAAGAACCTCTTCACTGTAGCCTCTGTTGATATAATAACTAGCTGGTATGTTTAATTCCTGTAAAATTAGATCTCTGTCTATGGCAGGAGTTGACCTCTCTGGATCTCTGTGAAAAATTTCAAGCAGCTTTAAGTCATTGTTAGAATCTACATTCTTGATATCCTTAAGCTCAGACTCGCTTAACCCTAGAAAATCCATGCAAAACTTAACGGTCTCATATATATTAGGATTACCGTCAGCCTTATTTGCAAGGACACCCTTAACAAATCCAAATAGGTTCCTGCCGTGATCAGATTCGCAGTGATTTGTCCAGCAGTTCCAGTTGCCTTTTACGCTATTGCCATCTAGAAAAATGCAGCATCCCTCTGGGTTGTCTCCACCATGAATTGGACATGCGAAAGCATATCTATTAGGGTACTCAATGAAATCAATTTCAAGATATTTCAATAGCTCAGGAAGCTTTGAAAATAGCTGATTAGAGATCTTCAATATTTGTTGGTTGCTCTCCATCTTCGGAAACAAAACCTTTATCTCGAACGGTAGAGTTCTTTCTCAGAGCATTTCTAGTCTCTCCCTCTACCAACTTACCAAACTTACCAAACATGTTCATATTTATATAGTCGCCATCGTCCAATCCTGCGCCATGTCGAGCTACAATAGGAACTAACTTTCTATTACCATTGTCTTCATCATCATCGGCAATTTCCTCATCTGACTTCATCTTAAATATAGAGAAGCTAGTACAAAGCCAAATTAGCCTATCTGACCCAGAAACTACGTCTGTTGACTCCTTTGTAATACCATCCCTGTTTAGCTGTACAAAACTTAGACAGGGGACATCATATTTAACACAGAAATTATGTAGCTGTGTTATTTGAAAGCCCAAGACTTGAAACTCTTGCATAGAATTAGAAATACTATCAGAGTTCATTAGCTTGAGATAATCATATACTATTAAGCAGTCTTTAGTTCTGCCAGTCTCGTCAAATCCAACCTCTTGATATATCCACTTACGCATAATACTCAGTATGTTCTCAAAAGGCTGACCAGCAATACTAACATAGTGGTAAGGAATTTCTTCAAGTTGCTTCGCTGCCATCTCAACTTTTTCAAGATTCAGTTCGTTATCTGCAAACTTACCGCTTGATATTGTATTTATCTCTACACCGCTGATATTTGCGAGCATCCTATTTAGATGGTCTTCTTTAGACATTTCTGTATCTAGTACAAGCACGGGAATATCTAAGTTTTTTGATACGTGCATAGCAACGGCATCTCCAAACATCGACTTACCAACCTTTGGTCTTGCGGCAATTAGATCAACACACTTCCTACGGAGACCGCCGCCTATCGCTTCGTCATAAATTGGAAATCCTGTGCTGATACCAAGCATGTCGCTCTTATTCTCAGATAAGAACTCAACATAGTCGGCTACTTCGTTACCAATAACCTCTGGTTTATTGTCAGACCTTTGGTATATTTTGGCCGTAGCATCCAGCACGGGCGTTTCTATAATCGAAATGATATCATTAATGTCTTCATCGCCAGTTATCTTATCTATTCTAGTTGAGCAAACAGCTAGAGTTTTTTTGACATCTCTGGCAATTTGCAGCTTAGCCAACTTCGCAGCGTGGAATCCAACATTTTCTTTATGTATTGGAAAGTTGAACAGAGACCTGAGAAAACCTACCTCTTCTTGGTTGTTTATATTTTCATAAAACCCAAGCTGATTAGCGGCAGAAAGAATTGATGACAACTCTACCTTGTTTACATCCTGAAGAGACTTTTTGACACACTTAAACAGCATCTGATTTGTTGCGTCTGTGAAGTGTTCCGCTTCAAGATAGTCAGACTCCAGCAAAGCATCAAGGCCGTACTGACATAAGCCAGATAGCACAGCCCTCTCTGCAGCTAAGTCTTCTAATTTGCGCTTATCTTTTTGATCTCGTACCATAATAATCCAATATTAGCCATCGCATAAGAAAACCACATGAGAGCATGTGGATAATCCTTTTGTTTTATACAAGAAGTACACACAACCAAATACATTATTGAGGCTGTGGTAATTGCGAGCATACCTAAGTTCATTACATTCCTCTAAAAATATAGAATCCCATACAAATAGTTGCGCTTAAAAATACGCCCAACAAAAAATCTTTCCATTCTAAAGTTAGTGCTTTTTTCATTATCCAAAAAGTCCTTTGATCTTAGTTAAAATATCACCACCTCCAAAACCACCTTTGAAGATAACTAGGTACGCTACTATAGCACCTGCTATGATAAAAAACAACCACTTTCTCTTTGAGGCGACCGCATAAATCTTTTCTTTGACGGCGTTCAGCTTCTCTAATCGGTATTCCCGTCTTTCTTTGACTTTTTCCTGACGGTCTTCCTTGCGATCTTCTTTCTCTTCACGCCTGATCTCACCCCTTGTTCGGACATCAGCTTCATCAGTTGACTCTTCTGCTGGTGTCTCTTCATTATTTTTTGCGGCTTTTCGCTCAGCAATAATTTGTTGTAATCTATTCTTAAACATTATAGTTCCTTTTAAAAATTATGTTATCTTCTTCTGTCTTCCAGACACTTATCACAGACGAACCAGTCTCTACGGTGAACTTCTTTAACCTCAAATGTCTTTGAGCAAGCTTGACAGGATTGCTTGACTTTTCTAGGCGCTTTTCGTCTTTGTGTAGGAACAAAGTCTGGCGTTTCCATATCCGTATGCTCTGTTCCGTCGTCCACAAAGCTGTTCTTTCTAGATCCCATTTCATTGACAGGGACTTTTCTCTGCTGTGGCTGTTCTCTTTTAACCGTAAAGTCATCGGCAGAGGCTCTCTCAACCGAAGAATCCCGCGTAACAACCTCTTCTTTTACAGGCTGGACAGGTGTTTCGGAATCCCCTTGTTCGGTCAAGAGAGAATTTGCCATTTGTATTAACTCTTCGTCGTTGAGCGCTATGCCTTTTCTAAGAAGGTCTTTAGCTGTCTGTATGATACTCATTAATAACCTCGTCTTTTTCCAATATCATGAAGGACTGTAGCCATCTTCTTTACTGAATCAATCTTTCCTGATATTCTGTTTACTCTAGCTTCGGCTGATAATTTCAATCTGTTTAATTCTGATGCCATTGGGTTCTCTTTAATAGCAGAGTAGTATCTTACTTCCCACTTGGCATACTGACCACCGTAGTTGTCCATTTTGTCTGCGACTATAAACCAAATACTGTCGGTGCAAAAGTTAACTATTGTCTTCTCTTTATTATGTAACGACTGTAAATATTCTGCATGTGAAAATAAAACAAAACTAAAAGAAAGTGCCTTTTGCTGATCGAGAGATCTTAGCTCCGATACTGTCAGGGCCATAATGCCATCGACCTCCTCGTTGGCCTTTGTTAAATCTACGTTTCTATCTTCAATCCAGTCATCAACTTTCTGGAGAAATTCATTCGCTTTTTCTTCGTTAGTCAAACTTTGCTCTCCATTCTTCTTCAGATTCGTCGTAGTTTAGTTCAATCAAATTCATGTGATTTAGCTTGCACCAAGCTCTTTTGTCTTTGTCTCTTGCCTGAGCTTTGAAAAACGCCATCTTATCTTTGTGAAAAAATGAATTGAATTTAAAGTGCTGTTCCCCATGTACTTCTACAATCAAATCTCTATTAGGTACATATAGATCAGCATATAAAAGCGTCCTCCTAGAACCTGTTTTGGTTCCCGGCAGCGTCACTTCCTCTAGTATTCTATCATAAGGATATACTTCTTTCAAGATGGATCTTGCTTTTTTATGCAAAGAAGATCTGTTTTTTTCATCTACCGAAGCTTGACTTCTAGAGGGGTTCCACTTCCAAGTTTTGCCATCAAGACCTTCTACGTACATTAAAGCATGCCCTTTATTTCTTTTTCTAGTATATCAAAGACTTCTTCATTTGCAAGCAGAAAATTATATAGCCTCTCCTGTCCCTGAAACTTGACGGCTTTCAGCACGGCTTCTGAGTCTTCTTCGTTGATCTCTGGTTTGATTTTCTTAACTACGTCAGCGTGACCTAACATGAACTCGCATGTTAGCCAAGCCCCTGCTTTGGCTATGAGTCCAATGTCTAAAGCTAGCATAATAATTTCTTGAATCTTATCAATGCCGTGTCCATATTTAATCCAGCTTTGACACTCAGTTCCGGGAGATCCCATTGATGAGCATACCACTTTCCAATTAACAGCTTGTCCAACTTGAGTGTCGCTCTGAACCCAAGGGCTAATAGACTTTACCTCCATTCTTGTGTCGGCTTGGTATTGGATTTTTCTGCCACAGTCTGGCATCCTAGATGCTCCATAGCCGGAGGTATTGGCAATGAAGTGTGTAATAATAATTAAAGTCGCTTTTTGATTGGGTACGATCTGCCCCATTTTCTTACAGAACACCGACAGTATTTTTGGCAGTCCAGCACGACCGGGTGTCATATCTCCGTCTAACTCTTTTTCTGGCATGAGAGAAGACGTAGAGTCGATGATACAGACACAGCCCTCATTTTCTTTTGCGCTAACTAGCTTGACAGCAATATCTAAAAATGCTTCGGCGCTGAGTGGCTCATCTTCGGAATGGATGATCTGCATTTTCTCTTTGTCGAGACCATCAACCCCAAGCAGATTCATTTCTTTAAGTCTGCCTTCAGCATCAAGATATATGATTGGCCTTCCTTCTTTTTGGCAATTTGCCGCAATCTGTAGGGCGGTAGTAGTCTTGCCGCATTTAGGATCTCCAGTCAAGATAACCCAAGAACCTTCCTTTATGCCTCCGTTAAGGGCTAAATCAATAGCGGGGCTAACACTGACAACCTTGTAATCTTTTCGTCTTTCTAGTATTTGGTTTCCAGTTGATATTACGTTGCCATATTTTTTAACAATATCTTTGATGAAGGATGGGTCATTCTTCTTTGTCTTTGCCATTAGTATTCCTCAATTTCGTAAAAAGTGTTTTTCTTCCAAATGTTTTTCTTGGCTGCGATTCAATGTTGTCTTTATTGACTTCAATAACTTCTGCGTTTTTCTTCTTAGGTTTTCGGTCAAGCCGTTTTTTGTGTTTCTCTATCTCGTCTTTAACCCACTTGGGCGCAGCGCTGTATACTCTTTTGTTCTTCTTTATAATGTAATCATAGACAGCTTCTTCACCAAAAACACGGATGAGTTGATATACTTTTTTTACCTGTAGCTCATATTGCTTTTTGCGTGTTTTATTCCAGAACTTGTAAGACAGGGAACCTACGTTCTCTTTTTCCGCCTTACGCTGTACGAGGATCTCAGCTAGATACTGTCCTACCGTACAATACTCACCCGTTGAGGGTGACTTGAACCTGCTCGCTTGACTTCTTTGTTTCGCCATTACGCCATATCATAAAAGAAAGGTTTTCTTGTGAAGCCTGCCTTCTTTGTGAAAATTCTTCAAACTCACATTCTGGCCAGCTGTATTTCTTAACATCAACAAACTCTAGGTTGTCTTCTAGCAAAGCAAAGGTCATGTGCTGAAAGGTAGGGCCTTCTCCGGTTGCCATATCAATATC